GGTCTTCCTAATAAGGGTATGATTCAAACTTGGATGCAAGGGTATACGGACGCCCAGGGGCAAGACTTAGGTACAAAACCAACTTTAAGCCAGTATCAAAATCTAACTCCTCATGCGTTCCAGTTTCAGTATAATCCTGGCAGTGTTGAAATGACGTATGCTGGTACCCCTCAGGTAGACCCTATTATGCAAGCTCTAGGTCAGGATAACTTTAACCTTGTAGGTACAGGTGTTACTCAGAGCACTATTACCATCCAGCTGCTTATTAACCGTATGTTTGATATGCCGTACTACAGTGACGGAAGTGCTGCAGATGTGAATAACTTTGCTCCTGGAGATTTCCGTGAAGCTGCCAATATCAAGACTACTGCAGGAACTCTTAAGCAGCCTGAGGTTGAGGTTTATCCTGGAGGAAACCCTGATATTCAGACTCAAAAAGCTATTTACAACATGGGAACCATGTATGACATCGAGTTTCTACTTCGTACTGTTTTGGGATTTACTACAAAAAGCTACTTGAGAAAGTCTTACATGACAGATGGCGCAACTGCAGACATGGGATACATCGGAGCCATGCCTGTAGAGCTTCACTTGGGACAGAACTTACGTTACCTAGTTTTTATTACTGGAATGAACGTGAACCATGTTATTTTTAATGACCGAATGGTCCCAATCTTTACTAATGTCAGTTTGCAGTGCAGTCGCCTTCCTGATTACGCTGAGATTGCATCGTCAGCTACGGTAACGCCAGCTAAAGCAAAGAGCAATAATGAAAAAGCTCTAAAAGCAGGAGCTTACGGAAGGGTTAACTAATGATTTATTCAGATAGCCGATACGCTACTGGAAACATATTTAAAGCGTTTAATAGCCACACTAGTACGTACGCGGTTACTGTCACTAGAGAGTTCCCTACCTCTTCTTCTAGTTTCTATAACTATAGTTGGCGTGAGCGTGACCGTATGGATATGGTTGCGGCATCACTTTTAGGGAGTCCTGATTTGTGGTGGAGAATTATGGACTATAATCCTGAAATTATTGACGCATTTAACATTCCTATTGGGACAGTACTAAGGATTCCTAGTGTTTGATGGAGATACTTACCAGACAGGTAAGGGTAAGTACCGTAGAGGTACTGACTTTTCGGTTACATTCCCTACTTTGCCTTCATTGACAGTAAAGCCTAGAAGAGTTGACTTATACCAGAAACAATATCAACATGACATTCTCGTCTTAGAGTTTGCTCAGTTTAGTGCTAGTTGGTTTAACAATCTTAAAACTGGTGTTCCTGTGGTATTTGAGTGGACTCAGGGTGGACTGGGAACAAGCTGGATTGGGTACGTGTCATTTGCGTCTAGGGCGCAGTCTGGAAAACGTGAGCAAATTATGGAAGTGCACTGTATTTCCAGCGGATTCCCATTAAAAGAGCGGTCTAATAGAGTATTTAAAAATAAGACCATTCCTGAAGCTGCCAAAATTATTGCATCTGAGCATGGGTTTAACTTTGTAGGAGATACTCATCCTCGTAGATTTGACCAATTAACCATGGCTGGGCATTCGTATTGGGAGTGGCTACAAGAGCAAGCTAAAAGAATTGGTTTTGCTGTCGTAGTTGATGGTATGGACCTTATCTTTAAACCCATTGATAAAATTTTTGATGCGTCCCTTTCTAGCGTTCCTTCTATGAACATGTTTGCCGCAAATCTGCCAATGAATAGTTTGGCAATGGACCGAACTTTGGACTCCTTTAAAATAAAAAATGGAGAACACATTGAAAGTAACCAGTACAATAGGGCTGTAAAAAATGTAGGAGGTGTAGACCCTCTTACGGGAAAGTCTATTAGAGCTAAATCTTCCCCTAATAAAGTAGGCCGTAATACTAGAGCTAAAACTGGTGACGTCCTATTTACTGAACACCGTAGTGACCAGGTGGCTAACAGTTACGACGCAGTCTCTAGCTCAGCAGACGGAGCCGCGCAAATGGCCCGCATGAACATTCCCGCTAAGGTTATGGGTCAAGGAGACCCACGTATGAAGCCTTACCGTACAGTCCTAATTAATGGTACTGGTGAACAAACGGATGGGTTTTGGGTCATCAATGAAGTGCACCACATGTTTCATAAAATTGGTGACTATCAAGTAGAGATGACAATTTCTACTGATGGTTCAGGAAAGTTAATCCCAGATGCTTTCCGCAGAACACCGAACGGTTCAGTAGGTACAATTGATTTAACACAAGCGGTAATTTCTGGTAAGGCTATTTCAAAGCCTACTGTAGCAAAGTTGGCTTCTAAGCAGCCAGTATTGCGTGAAGGAAATCAAGGGTATCTACGTACACCTTCAGTTTGGAAGAAATCACCTTCTGGTTTTAGGAGAACTAATGGTTAACAATAACCTTGAGCGGGCCATTAGCCTACCTTTCTCTATTGATTCATACGGAAACGTAGGGTTTGCAACTAGCCAGCAGAAAATTTGGTCTGACCGAGTTCGTAGCGTAATAGGTACGTCTATTGGCGAACGAGTTATGAATTCTAGATTTGGAACATCTATTCCTCAAACCCTATTTGCTACTAGAAGTGTCATGGAAGACACTATCACGAAAGAAGCTAATAAAGCTTTTTCAGTGTACTTACCACTGCTTACTCTTGTAGAAGTAGCTGTTACTTTTGACGATGTTACTAACACTATCACAGCTGATTTGACTTATGAGCTTCCTAATACCGAACTTAGCACTACCTCTATAGGTATTGCCGCCATCGAAGGCAACAAACTTCTATCTGAGGAGATACTATGACCGCTAGCGTTAGCAACATCCCTGTATCGGTTGACTATACCAACCGTGATTACTACTCAATTAGAGCGCAGCTAATTGAGCGCATCCAGGCTAGAATCCCTGAGTGGGCAGGTAATGACTCAGCCGACTTTGGTGTAGCGCTAGTAGAGGCATTCTCGTACATGGGTGATATCGTTAACTACTACGTTGACCGAGTTGCTAATGAAGCGTTCATTCTAACCGCTACCCAGAGACAGAGTATCATCGAGATTGCTAAGAGCTATGGGTATTCTCCAGCTAGCTATCGAGCTGCAGCAGCTACCCTCCAGTTCACCAACTCGTCTGCTTCAAACGTGACTATTCCAGCAGGAACTCAGGTCACTGCTGATGTAATCTTCAACGATACTATAGAGCAGGTTGTGTTCACTACTGCTGCAGACGTCACTGTCCTAGCTAACGATGTTAATACCGTGCTAGCTAATCATGGAGAAGACGTGTCTACTCGTCCAGAGAATGCTTCGGCTGGTGGAAATGACATTGCAGGTGAACTAGTAGCTGTATCAGATGGTACTCCTGACCAGTCGTACCCTTTGATTGAAAACCAGGTAGTTGAAGGCTCTGTCTCAGTATACGTTCAGAATGGTAGCGTGTATGAGCTTTGGAACCAGGTAGTACACCTAGCTGACTACGGTCCTAATGAAGCAGTTTACTCAGTAAGCACTGATGCAGATAACTACGTATTCATTAACTTTGGTGATGGAATCTCTGGTGCCATTCCAACTATCCACTCGTCTATTAAGGCGGTGTACACCGTCGGTGGTGGAATTAGTGGAAACATCAGCACCAACCTAGTCAATAGCATCCGTAAAGTTCCAGGGCTTACTTCTTCACAAGTTTCTGCTCTTAATTCAGCTATCTCAGTAACTAACACTACTGTTGGCGTTGGTGGCTCGGACCCAGAAGACAACGACACTATTCGTGCAAATGCCCCACTAGCGCTAACTGCACTAAACCGTGCCGTTACTCTAAAGGATTACGGCAATCTAGCACTAAATGTTACGTCTACTGGTAAAGCGAATGCTACAGCAGAGGTATGGAACTCAGTAACCCTCTATGTTGCTCCAAAGCGTAACAACGGTGATGGAGATTTCTTCCCAGGGTTTAGTGACGACCCTTACAGTGGCGGAGTTCTTACTGCAGAATGGTACAGCCTACAAACTGCGGTAAAAGAATTCTTGGCAGAAAAAACTCAAATCGGTGTGAGTCTAACTGTGTCTCCCCCTACTTACATCCCAATTTCTATGGGCATCCAGTTTACTAAGCTACCTCAGTTCACTAGCTCCCAGGTATCAGCAAATATCAAATCTGCTATTGTTAACGGATTCTCATACAACTTTACTAACTTCCAGGATGTAATTAATCCTGAGGAGTTTGAGTTTCAGTTAAAGCAGGTAGAGGGTGTCGCTAACGTAAAGGTTACTCAGGTATACCGTAGCGGAGCCACAGCTGGTCGTACCATTCTAATTGGTGCACCTAATGAGCTATTTGTATTTCAAGAAGATAACCTCAGCGTTACTGAGCTATCTTCAGACTCTAGCCTATCTGCCCTTACTGCCAGTGCTGGAACACTCAGCCCTGCGTTTGCCTCAGCGTTCTTGAACTACAACTTGCCTTTGCCTAATGGAACTACTTCTGTAACTATTACTCCTACTCACACCAGCTCAGGTGCAACTATGACAGTTAATGGCACTGCTACTACAGGTACTGGAGTAGTAGTAACCACGGCTGTAGGAACCACTGTGATACCAGTAGTAGTCGTTGCTGAAGATGGAACCACGATTACTTCTTACAAGATTACTGCAACTAGGGTTTCTTAATGATTACCGATGACTACGGTAACCGCCGTTTTTACGGAGTTTATCGAGGCAGCGTTTACGATATCAAAGACCCTCTTAACAAGCGTCGAATTAAAGTCGTTGTGCCTCAGGTTCTTGGGGACTTTCCTACTGAATGGATTTGGGCTAGAGAAGACGCTAGCACAAAGACTCAAGTCCCTGCTGTAGGTCAAGGCGTATTCGTAATGTTTGAAGGCGGGGACCCCTCTCACCCTATCTGGATGGGAACCTTTGGTAAGAATGCGGACTCTGGTAAGCACGGGCTAATAAAGCCTTTGTCAGCTAGTACAACACTGCAGAGCAGCATAGTGACAGCGACGTTCTCTGATGGAACTATTGAAGTTGACATCCTTGCAACTTTAGTCGCTTTAGCTAACAAGGTGCACACATTAGAGACGCAGGTAGCGGCTCTTCAGGCATATAATGCGGCCCACCCGTAGTTAAGCCATTAAATCTGGCTCTAACCAGTCAGAATAGATAAGAGACTTAGGAGATAAGATGGCGGCCAATTACCCCTCATCAGTTACTACTTTTACTAAAAAGGTAGACTTGCTTGACCTTGTGGTCGCTGCTGACGTTAACTCTGTTTACGACGAAGTTACTGCTATTGAGACTATCCTTGGTGCACTTCCTGCTACCAGTACTGGTTGGTCTGGCTCATTTGACTCGTCTACTACATCATGGACAACACTACGTGACCGTATTCAGAACATTGAGTTTGGAACGTACACAGCATTCACTGACCGTGTATCGAAGTCTGGTGGAACTACAATCACCTCTTCGGCTAATGGAACTGTAAGCCTAGCTATTCAGGCAAAGTCTGGTCAGACTGCAGACATTTTTCAGGCTAAGAACTCTAGCGGAACTGTCATCACTAAGGTGAACTCTAGCGGAGTTCTACTATCCAATGGAAACGTAGTTGCCACTATTGATGGCACTGAGACCTTGAGCAATAAGACCCTTAGTGGCTCTACTATTAATGGTTCTACTAATACCGTAACTAATTTGTCTCCAAGCTCAGTTATCGTAAGTGGAACTACTAACATTCAGCAGTATGTAGACTCCAAGGCTGCACTTTACTATCAGGGTCCTACGGCTCCTTCAGCCCCAGTTATTGGTGCTATTTGGGTAGACTCTTCTACTAACGTAACCCCGTTTGATTCAACTGGCTTCCTTCAGGTTGCTGCGCCATCAGTAACTACCTCAACTGGTTTCCGCCGTATTGCGGCATCGACCGTTGCCCCAACTTCAGGAGATGGCGCTGATGGCGACATCTGGATTCAGTACGTCTAGGAGATATCATGGCTTACAAGCAGATTAAAGTTTGGGATGGAAGCACTTGGCAGAACGTCGGTGCTCAGGTCCCTGCAGCAGTTCAGGCATTTGGCACAGACTCTATCACCTTGTCATCAGGTGCGGGTAGTAAGACGATTACCTTTGCAAATGCGTTTAATACTACGCCTCTGGTTTTTGTGCAAATTACTGGGTCTAACAACGCTCAGTCTCGCGTATCTGGCACGTCGACTAACTTCACTGTGACACTGACTGGAACAGGAACTAATACAGTTACCTTCAGTTGGTTTGCTGTCCAGACTTCCTAGTAGGAGCATTAAAATATGCCTAAGTACGGCAATACTTTTTATCAGCAGGGTTACTATGGACAAAAGTCTGCCCTGCTTTATACTGTAGACCCATTTTTTGCTACAGCAATTAATTACACCACTGTAGCCCTTAGCTGGGCATCTCCTCAAGGCTCTTTTATAGGTGCACGGCTTGTTCGTAATCAGGATGCTTTTTCTGAAACTCCTGAAGATGGCGTAATTATTTGGAGTGAGTACACGACTACCGCTTCTCTTTCAAGGACTACTTTTCTAGATGGCTTCGATAACCTTGAGGATGATGACCCACTTAACGATATCGCCCTAGTTAGCGGTCGCTATGCGTATTACCGTATGTGGATTCAGAAGATGGACTCTACTTGGGTAGTTGCTGGTGATGTTTTTACTATTGTTCCTAGGAACCACACTACTAAGGCAAACCACACTGATGACGTCACGTCCACTCACGATAAGGTGATGGACCTACTTCCTAGAGTGTTTACTTCTGCTACGCATAGTCCAATTGATGAAGTAGACCCTACGTCTGAAATTAATAGATTCTTAGAAGGCTTTTCGTTCACTATGGATGAGATGCTCACCCTAACAGACCTAGTGAAGCCTGAAGTTTCTGGTCGTAACATGAACCCAACCTTAGTTTCTTTACGAGCTAATGAACTTGGGTTAACTCCTGAGCCTGGACTAAACCTAAAGTTACAAAAGCGCTTAAATCGTGAAGCTATCTACATGTATAGCCGTAAAGGAACTCTGGGTGCTTTGAAGACTCTTGTAGAGAGTGTTACAGGATACTCAACGAAGCTCACTACTTCCCCTAACTTGATGCTTACAAACCAGGACAGTACGTTTAACAAAGCTATAGGTTCTTGGCTACCCGTTGGAAACTGCACTATAGCATTAGAACAAACAGTGGTTCCTCCTACCGCAGAGGCACTCGCTACCGAGCTTAGCTATACTGCAAAGGTAATTATCGGTACCTCTGGTGCAAAGGTATCTAATGGAGCAGATTTCCCAATCACTAGGGGAATCCCTGTAACCGCTGGCACGTCATACTCTTTTAGTTTTTACGCTAAGTCAAGTGGCTCAGTAGCTACTTCTAGCCGTATCCTTTGGTATGACTACCTAGGACAGGCTATTAGTACTAGTCAAAGCCCTGCCTCTAGTTCCGCTAGCACTAGCTGGGCTAAGCAAACAGTAACACTGACAGCGCCTACTGGAGCCACCTACGCCAGCGTAGAGATATCCTTTGGGGCTACTGGAACTGTATGGCTTGACATGTGCCAGCTAGCAGTTTCAACTGTGACAGAATACCACGAAGCTCGTGGAGTAGATATCTTCTTGTTCCCTAAGAAGTACAACTACATTGAGAACCCTTCGTTCTACCCAACTGTAGATGAGGATATCGATTGGGTCATTACCGCAGGACTAACTCGCACGTACGTGACACCAACAACTCTTCCTAATGTGGCTGACGGTTCTCATATGCTAGAAATTCAACTAGCTAATGGAAGCACTTCTTCAGTATCAACAACCACCAATGTGGGGGTAGTAGACACAGGCACTTATTACACAGCATCTGTTTACGCAAAGGTTAATGCTAGTACTGAGTCACTAAATTTGACCATCTCGGCGTCAGATACTTCTAACGGTTCTTTGTCAGCAGTAAATACTCAACCAATTGTGGTGACTACTGACTGGAAGCGATACCAAGTCACGG